CCGGAGATCTTGTCTCCGGCCGCGGCGGCATGAAATGTGACCGCCGCTGTCTCGATCGTCGGCACCTGAGGTGCGCGAGTAGCCACTACGGGCTCCTTTCAGGGCATGCAAAAGAGCCCGGACACCGGCAGGTGGCGGGCTACGTGAAGTGGTGTGGGTTAGGTCGGTTCGGAGCGCGCGAGATACTGCGCAGTCGCGAACCACAACGCAGTCGATTCGTCGTCGCGGCGGACCGGCTGAGCCGCCTCCTGCCGGATCGGGCGAACCCGGCGGCCGGCAACGGTCGGAACGGTGGCGAGCAGCACCATGTTGGCCTTGTCAGCGATCCACATCGCCTGCTCGGCGGACTCCCCGACCGATGTGATCTGGAACCGCAGGTCGTTGGGCACGTCATCCGAAAGGGCGCGATCGGCCACGGATTCCATTCCGACGTCCGGGTACAGCACCACGTACGGCGGCGCAGCGTTGGCGGAGGCGCCAGCCCAGTAGACGCCGACCGCGGCAGGCAGAGCAGCATCGAGCATCGCGACTAGCGCCAGGACTAAAGGTCGCGCCTCAAGCGGGGTGACGGTCACAGCAGACGCTCCGCCAGATCGCCCATGGCCTTCTCGAAACGGTCCGGGACGGACACGATCGCCTGGGTCATGTCGAGGTGGGGCGGCTGATTGATGCTCCCCCATTCGAAGCCGCGGCCCATGCCGCCCTGCGGCAGCTCGGAGTCGGGGCCGACCTCGTAGACGGGTTCGCCGTCGATCTGCTCATGAGTGATGGAGCTCGGGTAGTGCTTGCCGTGCCGGCCTGCGGTCTCGCGTGCGTTGTCACGCCAGTCGTTGCGGAACTTCTGCGCCTGGTCTTCGACAACGCCGGGTGCTTGCAGGTGGGCTTGCATCGCCGCGGCGAGTAGGACGTTGTTCCCCAGGTCCTCCAGTTCGGAGGTGTCCCAATGCACTGGTCAGCCCTCCTTGTCCTCGACGAGCAGCCGCCGGGCCGTTGCGGTCCCGGCCAGCGAGATGCCGACCACTTCGAGGTTGCGGCCGATCAGCCACGTGTCATCGGAGGCCGTGACGCGCAGCCGGTCCTCGCGAGCCACCTCTGCAGGGGCGTCCCATGGGAGTACGGCCACGTACTGGTGCAGGCTGACCTCGCGTTCGCCCCAGTCCGCCTCCCGATTGGAGCGGGGTTTCACCCTGCACGCGCCCGTGTAGACGGTGGTCCACGCCTGTTCGTTTAGCCCGGTCTCGTCGTTCAAGACCGGGGCGCCGTCCTTGCGCTCGATCACGCAGGAGTCCCGCATGAGCGCCAGCGCTGCCGTACGCCCTCGGGCGAGGACTCCGCTGACGCTCACCGCACACCCACCACGTAGGCGGTGGGAGGCGATCCGAGAATGCTCCGCAGCGACGCGATCTCACCTTCCAGCAGCCCGGACGCCATCTTCAGCGACTCGGCGGCGTAGGTGACGGAGTAGTCGTCGATGCTCTCGGACCGGATGCCCGCTTCCATACCTCCGCCGTCCGGCGTTGCGCCGAGACGGGAAGCGACGGAGCAGACCAGTTCGAGGAGCTCGTCCGGGATTGGGTTGAAGCCGTGCGTGTAGGTGACGATGACGTCGCCGCACACCCGGTTGACCCGGTTGTAGCCGTCGAAAAGCCAGCCCGTGCAGGTCAACCTGGTGCCGTCGTAAAGCACCCGCTCCACCGTGGCGACCGCAGACACGGGCAGGCTGGGCAGGGTGACATGGCCACGCCAAGAGGTGAGACGGACGGTAGAGGTTGTCTGGCTGATCTGCTGGCCCGCTTCCCGCCTGATTCGGGCGGACGCGCGGGCCAGCATCTCCATCTCTTTGCCTTCGGGCAGGGTGTAGCCGAGCCGTGCGGCGTCGGCGGGGGAAGCGAGCGGAAGCGGTGGCATGACGCCTCCTCCGAAGTATCGGTCCGCTCGATCAGGTGGCGATGACCAGCGGAACCGTAAGCACCGTGGTAGCGGAGGTGATCGTCGCTGGCGCGGTAGTCGTCAACGAACTGCCGGAGGTCTGCGCCAGAACCTTCTCGCCCGTGATGATTGGATTGGATCCGCTGGCGTGCAGCAGCGCAGCGGCGCCGAGCAGGGTGGGCACAGTCGAGGCGGCCACCATGATGGCTGCATAGTGGACGCCGGTCTCAGTGATGGTGACCGGAGACTCAAGGGCCAGCGTCTTGACGGTGTTGGCCGCCCACGCCGCGTCCTCCTGGTCGGCGGTCTGACCGAGCAGCGCCGGGGTGGCGGCCGGGCTGTACAGCGCGAACCACCAGTTCGTCAGCGTGGCGCCGGCCGTGGTGGCGGAGACGAACGTCAGGTTGGTGACGATGTCTCCCTCACGCAGGTACAGCGCTACCGACTTCATCACGCCAGTGCCGACGGCGGTCTGGTTGGTGGTGAGCTCCCTGCGCCGCAGGTTGGCGCGGTACAGGCCCTCGGAGAAGTCGACGCCAGGAAAGTCCTGGGCGTCGACGTCGAAAGCGTTGGCGAGGTCGTCTCGCAGGATGCCGGTATAGCGGCCGTGTACAGTCACTGCTCGCTCTCCTTCTCGTGCTTGTCGATGAGGTCGAGCAGCTCGACCCGGGTCTTGGCGTTTGCGTCCTCTTCGGCCATGTCGAGTTCGGCCACGGCGTAAGCGACGAGGGCTTCCTTGTTGGCGTTCTTGCCGGGTCGCTGTGGCTCATCGTCGGCAGGCTGGCGCTCCACCGCGGCGGCCGGGGCAGGGGCTTGCTCGACGGGGTCGACGCGGTAGCCCTTGCGGCGGAAGTAGGCGAGCGCACGCGCGTTGGCGGCCTCATCCACTTCGGCCTTGCTGTCGATGAAGGCCACGCCCGCGACTTCGCCTCGGAAGCCGCGGACTGGCGTAGTGATCCTGTAGCGCATGATTACTGGACCTTGATGTTGCGCAGCACGCCGCAGCAACGGGTGGACTTGAGGACCGCAGCGAGCGGACCCATCTCGACCTCGCCGGACTTGACCGCGCCGGCACGCTCGTAGTCGGGCATCCAGGTCTGCACCAGCGGGATACCCGCGGGACTCGCAGCGTGGAAGGCGTCCAGGCCGAAGCTGACGGCGTACAGGTCGGTCAGGCCGGTGATGTTGCCGCCACCACCACCGCCGTCCGGGTCCCGGGTCTCGATCGGGATGATGGGCGAGGCGCCGTCGACGCGGTCGCCGATGTCGACGAGCACCCACGAGCCGTACATCTCGATCTGGCGGCCGAGGTCGTCCTGCGTGATGGTGTGCTGGCCGGCACGCCGCGCCAGAGACCGGACGCGCGAGATCGACGAGGTGTTGCCGAGCAGCGCCTTGACGCCAGGCGGCAGGGAACCCGCCGTGCCGAGGTCGCCGCCGCCGACCCGAGACGGGACGATGCGGGACAGGAAGTCGTCCAGGTAGTCCATGGCGGTCATGGCGAGGTCCTGGCTGGTGACGGTGCTGACCGTCCAGTTCAGGTAGCCCGCCGTCACACCGTGGTCGTTGGGGTCCCACTCGGTGTCGGTGCCGGTCAGGACCTTGTCCAGGCCGTCGAAGCCGCGGTCGTCCACGGCCGTGTCGCCAAGGATCAGCTCCTGCTGAAAGCGCAGCCGCACCGAAGTGAGCAGCTCGTTCAGCTGGAAGGTGATCTCGTTGGTCGCGGCCGGGCCGAGGTTGGAGAACACCCGGTCCAGGGTGAACGCGCCACCGAGCGGCACCAGGTCCACCGAATACCGCTGACGGACCGCTTCGGCCGCCGTGTACTCGGTGTTGTAGTTACGGAATCCAGCGGCTCGCGGCGTGGTGAGCCGGGTGTAGCCGTAGGTCAGGGTGCCGCCGCCGGTTCCGGGGGTGGCGGTGTTATCGAACACCATCTGGTCGGCCAGCCACGAGTACCGACGCAGCGAGTCGATCACGCTGAAGTCGACGTCGTCCTGGGTGTTGACCTGGGCCTGAGCAAGCGTCACAGGCATGTGGTTCTCCTAATCACTTCGTGTATCGCCTGACGACTGCTTCGCCTAGGCTTCGGGGACGAGCGGGCTTGGCTGGCTTTGCGCCGCCGTCGCCGGAGCCCTTAAACCGCTTGCTCTCGCCTTGCGCGACAGCCAGGTAGGGCTTGTTCTTCACGAGTTCGGCGATAGCGTCGTCGATCTCGTCGGAGTCGACGTTGCCGTCGGCATCCACCTCGATCTTCGAGAGATCGAGAAACTTGAGTGCGTCCTTCGGGTCGTTGAGCTTGCCCGCGGCGGACGCCCGCACTTCGGCCTTGATGATCCGCTCGTTGGCCAGCGCGATTGCCTTGGTTTCGGCTTCGCGCTTGATCTCCTCCGGGTCGATCTCGTCGCGCTCCGGTTCGACCTTTTCGGCTTTCGCTGCGGCGGGCTTGGCCTTGGCCGCCCGGTCGGCTGCGCGGCGCAGCTTGTCCAACTCCGCCTTCGCGTCATCGCGCTCCTTCTCGGCAGTGCGACGCCTGGCCGCTTCTGCCCGCCGCTTCTCCTTCTCGGCGTTCAGCGCCTTCTCGCCGGCGGGACCTAGCGGCTTGTCGTCCGCCTCTGCCTCGTCCGCAGCTTCGGGCTTGTCTTCGCTGTCGTCGTCGGCAGTGGCAGCGTCGCCGTTGTCTGCAGCGTCGTCGGCGGTCTCGGTCTCCGCTTCGGCGTCGTCTTCACCCGATCCGCCGAGCACGGGCCAGATGGGCGTCCCGTTGCGGAGCAGCCCCACAGCTTGAAGGCCGGTGCGGGGGTGGAAGGGCAGGTCGATCTTGGGCATGCGGTATCTCCCATTGCGGAAGTGGTGGAGCCCTGGCGTTGCGCGAGGGCATGCGAAAGTGCCGGGCCAGCCGTACGGCGGGTCCGGTCAGAAAGGTCGAGCAGGGGTTACTGCTGGTCGAGCGCCACCATCAGGTAGCCGTTCGACCAGCCGTCACGGGAGAGAGCGCCGATCGCGTCAGGCTCGGACAGTCCGCGGTCACGCATCCGATTCCGGACCGCGGCCCTGGCCGATTGGCCACCCGAATAGACGATTGAGCCGTCATCGTCGATCTCGACCCGGGACGCCTCAGCGCGGGTGCGGACGGACACGATCCGGACGACGATCACGACGGCTCCTCGGGGAAGATGGAGCCGTATCCTGCCGCCTCAGGCTCGATCTTGTCGAGGACTTGTAGCGAATAGTTCAGCCAGCTGGCACGGCCCATGTGCTCGAAGTCCGGGCGTAGCCGTTCCAGGCGTCGTCTGGCCTCGGGCACATCGGATCGGGTGAGCGGATTCGAGCCGCTCGTGTACGAGTCAGCGAACGGGCCGAACCCGCTCACCTCGTCCACCTGATCCGGAAGGGGCAGGTACGTCTCGAAGTCGGCGCCCAGCACCGTGTAGGAGTGGCCGTGATCGATCGGGATCGTCCGCCCGTCCGCGGTCATCATCCAGTTGCCGGTGTTGCGGTCCTGGTTGGAGATGAGCACGTCCAGCAGGCCAACGAGACTGCCGTCATCGAGGTCCAGCGCCGCCCTGTTGCGGGCATCCCACTCGGCAGGATCGGTTTCGCGGAGCTCTTCCGCCGTGATGGCGTCGTCCACGTACTCCATCCAGATCGAGTCCGGAGCATTCCGGTAGACGCGCGGTGCCCGCAATCCGAGCGCCCGCGCCACCAGGGACGCCGCCTGCTCCGCATCCAGCGCGTCCGGCACGTCAGCGGTCACACCCGACTTGCGGACGACCCGCGTCCCATCGGCGAGCGTGAGCAGCTCGGTGACAGCGGACTCGCCACCCGTCAACTTCTGGCGCGAGATGAGCGGGCGCGGATCCTCCACCGCCGCCGCGAGATCCTCGATGCTGTCCAGACTGCGGTGCCAGCGAGGCACCGGGGCAGCCTCAGGCTCAGGTTCAGGAGCGGTGACCGGTGCGGCACTGGGCTCCATCGCCGGAGCGGATTCGCGCCGGCGCGGCGTGCTGGGGCCGAGCAGGAAGCCGTTCTCGCGCAGCGCTGAAATGGCCGCGTCCCGATCTCCGTCGGCTTCGGCGATGATCGTCTCCGGCATGAGCCTGACCGCACCGCGCAGCCGCCCACCAGCTATGCCGCGTCGGGTGGTGCCCTCCGTGGTGATGAGCCGTCCACCAGCCGTCTGCATACCGCGGCGAGCGTTCACCACCTGGCTCATGTCCGCGCCGAGCCTGACGGCCTCCGCGCCGGCCTTACCGAAGCGGCGATCCTGCTCTTCGGAGCTCATCTGCTCGAACAGAGCTTCCGGCGACGCCGGCACCTCATCGCCCTCGCGGACGGGCATCATGCCGCAGTCGCAGTTCGGGTGGCGTTGGAAACCCGTCGAGTAGGAGTAGGTACGCCCTGCCAAGATGATGCAGCGAGAGCAGGCGGGCAGATTCACCACCCGCATGTACGACACCCATTGCTTATTCGCGGCCATGCCAACCTCGACCGCGCCCCGGCTGGCGTCTGCCGCCTGCGTGGCCGCCAGCATTGTGATTCCGGCTGTTGCGCGGCGCATCGCCTCGTTCGGATCCACGCCCTCGGCGAGCAGCCGCTTGAACGCGATGATCGGCTGGTACATGAGCGACTCAAGGGGACGCCCGTCCGATGCGACACCAGAGAATGCCTCCGGCGCCACCTCAAGATCCGGCATCACCAGATTTTGCGCCTCAGCGAGATCCCGCAGATACGCGGGGGCAGTCGCCGCGGCCTCCAGCTGTGCCCGCGCCACCGTCTGGACGATCGACGGGCCGACACCCGCCTGCCACGACTCCGTCAGCCGATCCTCATCCAGCCGCCGCCACAACCCGAGGATCGCGGCGATCAGCGACAGGATGATACCTCGCTGCCGCTGCTGGTGAACGCGGGCAATCTCCTCCGGCGCCGCCACCGGCTACTCCTCCGAGTCGGAGCCGGCGAACGGGTCCTCGCCTGGCTGCGCGGTCGGCGGGCTCTCGGGGAGCTGCATGCCGCCGTTCAGCATCTGGTTCACCGGGTCCCGCTCCGCCTGCTCCTCCACCATGCGCATCACACGCGCCACCTCGGGAGGCTCAAGCCCGTACTGCTCGGCGATCCACTCCAGCGGGAAGCCGATCGTCTTCATCTTCATAAGCGCGTCGACCTTCTGACCGAGCGCCCGGAACTGCGTGTCCGCCCACAGGACAACACCGCGGCGGCACGCCTTCGCCTTGGCCTCGTCGTCCATGGCGAGCGCCATCAGGGAGTTGATCTCCCGGATGCCGCTGTTGCTGTAGACGATCCGCTCGCCCGTCTTCGACACCAGGCCGGTTTCGGCCGCGGTCAACGCCTCGGCGGACAGGTTGGCGACCTTGCCGATCAGGTAATGGGGCGGGGTTCGTGTCTGCGCGGCGATGTGCTCGATCGCCCGCTCGATCACGCTGCTGTAGGCGGTCAGGTCCGCCGCCGGCCAAGAGCTGACCTTCGCGTTCTCGCCCGGAATCCACAGGATCCGCTCGTTGATGAGCGTGTCCAGCTCCAGCGGGCGCTTGCCGATCACCTGGCCTTGGTCGTCCAAGATCGGGATCTGCGGTACGTCCGTACCCATGACGACCCGCTGCGGGAGGCTCGCGAAGTCCAGAGCGTTCAGGAGATATGACCACACCAGGTTGATGGCGTCCTGCATGGCCATCACGCCCGCGATATCGCTGATCGGATCGTCGTCGAGCAGCGTCTGATTCCGCAGCTCCACCATCGGAACGCGGCCCATCGGGTTCGGGATCGGCCACGTGTCATCGGAGCCGCCCTGGCGGGGCAGCCACCCCTCAGGGCCGGCTGAACGTACGACATCACTCCCAGCAGGGACGATCAGCCCGGTCACGCTGTAGCCGTTGCGCGCATACCTGGGCCGGGAGAACTTCCACACGCTCACCGACGTATACAGGGTCGCGTACTCGGTTGTGTCGTCCGACCAGAGCTTCAGTGCCGCGGACGCCCGCCCCGTCTCGGAGTCGTAGCCGACGATCGCCTGGTCGGGCCTCTCCCACGTCACCCGAGGCTCATCCTCGTCGACCGGGTTACCCCACACCAGGCAGTACGCGCGGGCCGCGGCCAGCATCACCACGAACGCTTCTGACGAACCGCGATCGCAGTCAGCGACCTTCCATGCCTCCGACAGATCCTTGTCCGCCGTCTGCTCGCCCGGGAGGCGGATGCCGAGGACATTCATCCGCTCGGCCGGGGCCGCCGCAACCGGTGCGGTCCAGTTGTCGGAGAACCCGTTGAATCGGTCCGCGAAGTAGTCGCGGAATTCCGGCGAGGCGTAGTGGAGCTTGTGCTTGCCCTTGTAGTAGTCGAGCCGCTTCGTCGTCTCCGTCTCACGGCGCCGCAGTTCGTCCGCGAGCCGGTTCAGGAGGGAGACCGCCCGGCGCGCCTCGTCCGCGTTAGGCCCTTCAATGGGCAGAGGCATAGCCACCGGGCGTCACCTCCGTCTAGTCGATGACGCCGTATAGATCAGGTTCTCGGAAGGCTTCTCGATCACGAACAGGCCGGCGGCGAGAGCATCGCCGTACGCCTCATGGGCGAGCACTGAACACACGGTCAGGTCGATCTTCTGTGTGTGGGACGCCTTCGCCAGCACGTACCGCTGGCCAGGCCGAGGCGCTTTCCTCGTGTTGCGTATGTGGATCGCGGTGAACTGGCAGCCGTCGTGAATGAACGGCGAATCCGCCTTGCCCACATCGATCAGCAGTCGCTCGTTGGCGGCGTGCATCTGAATCGGCCGGTAGGTGGCCCAGCGGATGACGACCTTGTCGCCGTACTTCTCCGCCCACGCGTCGATCTCCGACTGCCAGCCGGGAGGGTCCGCGTACATGCGGACCACCCGATAACGCGCCACCAGCTCGTCCAGCGCCGCGGCCACCTCAAGGCGGGGCACCTGGCCGCCGTAAGCGGCCGGATCCCACACCGTAGGCGCCCTGTCCGGGCCGAACGTGGGCGTGAACTGGTAGCCATCAGCTGTCTCCGCTCGGATACCCGTCCAGTCGTCGCTGTCCGAACCGTCCATGCCGAGCACGATCGGCACCCCATCGGGGACCTCACGCGGTGCGCCCCGGGAATCCCAGACGTCGCCGTCGATGAAGTGGCCCTTGCCGTACACGATCCGGTTGCCGAAGAACCGCTCCGCCTGCGCAGGGTCGTTCTCCATCAACTCTCCGCACTCAGCTTCGATCATGTCGACGCTGGCGTGAGGAGACCCCGCGTAGTTGAGGCGCAGAAGCTTGCGACGTTCCGCCTTGTTCGCGAACGACAGGTTCACCGGCGGCGGCTCGTAGAACCGGAAGACATCCTTCGCCTTGCCCTCGAACGTCCGCTGAGCCGTCGAGCTCTCGGACGGGTCGAAGCAGTTCGTCGTCTCCATCGACCGGCCGCCCATACCCGCGGCGCCGCGCCGCATCGTCTCGGCGACCTTCACCAGCTTGTTGCTCGCGGTGTACAGCTGCGACTCGTCCTGCAGACAGAAGATCAGCGGGTTGCCGAGCCGCGACATGGCGCTCGACGTGACCACCTCGACGATGCCGTCATTCGGCAGCCGGATGAACCCCTCACGGACCTTCATCTTCTCCGAGAGCCGCGGCCCCTTCGCCATCGCCTGCAACGGCCGGTAGACGTTGTCGACCTGGTTCTCCGACGTGGCCAGCAGTTGGATCAGCGGAGTCGGCCACGGCATGCCCATCGGCTCGCCGGGCTTGTACTGGTAGCGCCACCCGCACCCGCACGCGTGATCGGCGCAGTCGTAGACCTCGCCGCCCTGCGCCCAGCCGGCGAACACCACCGGCCCGACAGCCTCAGCGCAGATGATCGCCGCAGACCACGGACCCTTGCCCGTCTTCTGGGGGGCGATGATCTGGGAGCGGCGGTAGAAGAACGCCGCACCGCGGGTCGGGACGCCGTTCTTGTCCAGCGGCTTCGCGCCCGGCCTGACCCGGTAGTGGTTGAGCGTGCACCACAACTGCCAGTCGTACATCCGAAACGGGCGCCCCTTGGAGAACCCGTCCGGGACGATGCAGTGCCGCTGAATCCACGACGGGACGATCCACAAGGTGGGGAAGGTGACGACGTACTGGTCAGCCGCCCGTGCCATCAGTCACGACCGTGAAGCGGGAGCGCACGTCCTCCGCGTCGTCATCCAGGATCTCGTCCTTCTCCTGGCGCTTCGCGGCGACATCATCCTCGGCGATCTTCCAGCCGTTCTCTTTCATCCCAGCCGGCGTCAACCCGATCTGATCTGCGTACCGGATGACCACGTTGCCGAGCGCAGCAGACGCGTCTTCCGCCTCCATCCGGACAGACCAGCGCACCCACATGGCGACGGCACGCCATCGCCAGGACTGCACCGACCACGCGGCGGCCTGAGGCGTTCTCCACGCCTCGGCCCACACTTCCAGCTCACGGCCAGTCGGCGCCGGCATCGGGAACTCCGGCGGTGCGCCGTCGAACCCCTCGGCCGGGAGCGCGGTGAAGACCACGCCTCGCCGCTCGGACCTGCCGGACTTCTCGTCAAGCTTCGGCCCCGATCGGTTCCGGGCACCTCCACGAGCCATTTGGATCATCTCCTCTGCCGCGTTGCGCGACATCGAGGCGGCAGTCACATTGCGTGACCGCCAGGAATGTCTGTACCGTCCGCGGGTCCTAGCCACCTCCCCCGCGGTCCTCACTAGAGGATCTTGCTTGGGGGTCACCCCCCAGGGTCATCACTCGCTGTGATGTCGTCTGGGTGGGTTTGGTGCGCTGTCATTCGTCGCCTGTGGTGGTGAACTGTTGGCTGTCGATGATGCGCTCTGCTGCCTTGATGAGGGCGTACTGGTTGAGCCAGTCGAGGCTGTCGTTCTCTGAGATGGAGATGGAGGGGATGCCGTCCTCGCCTATCACCTTGGCTATGACGATGGCGTCTGAGATGAGGTCGCCTGGTGCTAGGTCGAGGGTGATGCCGAGGCTGTCGATGACGGGGCCGGCGGGCTGGTCTGCCACTCGCGTCTCCTCCTCGTTCAGCGTGTGCTGTAGTTCGGGGAGGTGGGCTCGGGCTTCGGCTTGGGTGCACCACAGGTTGATGGCTGCGGTGAGGATGGCGGTGCGGTGTGGCTCTGCTGCTTGCTGTGCTGCGGGTAGCCAGTCACGCACTGCCTGTCCCTTGGTGTTGGGCTGCCAGGTGGTTGACTGCTTCGGCCCACAGGCTGGGGATGGTCGGCACGTACGCCACCTCAGGCTGGCGGTGACCACCGTCGTCCTCGTCCCTGCCGTAGTAGGCGATCGGGTGACGGGAGACGTGGGTCTTGCAGTACAGGCTGACGCAGCCCTTGGAGTCGCCTACCAGGTAGAGGGAGGGGTGGAGGAGGGCGGCGATGAGGGAGTCTCGGGAGATCCTCATGTGTCCTGCGCAGCCTGCTCGGCGAGGGAGTCGCCCAGTCCCTTGTTGTATCGAGCGTCAGCGAGGGCGTCGTGCAGGCCGAGCACCTGCCTGGGGATGTCGTCGTCTCGGATGCCGAGGCGAGCGCGTTCCTGCTGGAGGTCGTGGGTGAACATCGGCACACCGGGTGGTAGGTCGATCATGAGGCCCCACAGCCAGCACAGCCTGACGTGGTCGTATGCGCCGTAGTTCGCCCACAACTCCACGTCCGGGGTGGCCTGGATGAATGCGGCGACCTCGTCCGCGATCCTCGTCTCCGGCTTGACCGCGCGGTCGCCGTAGTGGAACAGCCACCGCTTGGGCATGCTCAGCCGCTGGTCGCCGTGGCCCTTCGGAAGATGGGGGACGACGTTCTTCATCAGCCACTCGTGGCGGCGGATGCGCCTCACTGGCATGTCCCGGTTCACGGCGTAGTACTCGCGGCCGTCCTCGGCGACCATGCCGATGCTGATGAGGTCGATCGCGTACCGCTTCCGGAACCATCCCGTGCGGTACTCGATGAACTCCAGGTCGTAGTAGACGCGCATCAGCGGTCACCTGCCGGAGGAGTCCAGCCGGCAGCGATCAGGGCGATGCGCGCCTCGTTCGGCATGGAGACCAGGAACTCGGGCTCCTCAACCGCGAGCGCTGTCACCTCGATGGCGTCGATCGCCAGTTCGGCTTCGACGCGCGGACCGCGGTTGCGTGGATCGGCTTCGATGGTGAGGCGTCGGATTCCTCGGCTGACGTCCTGACCGTCGATGGCGAGCGTGTAGGCGGCGGGTCCTCCGGAGAGGGTGAGGGTGCGCTTGGTCATGGGTTCCTCCCGGTAATGGCGAGAGCCCCGAGTCCGGGAGGATCTCGGGGCCCTCTACCTCCAGGAGCTACCTGGAGGATCTTGTGAAGGGGGTTAGCTGTCGATCAGCCCGGTCTGGGCGAGAGCGAGCAGGAACAGGCCGACGCACATCAGCACGTGCACCCACGACTTCTGGATGCCTGCGACGACGGCGCCGGCAAGGAAGGCGACGAGGGCGAGGAGTAGGAGGACGTCCATGTTGATCTCCGTTTCCTGCAGTGATTACGGACGGTAGGTGCGAGCCCCGGCGATCTGGGAAACCTGAGGCCCGGAATCTCACGCGCTGTGATCGAAAGTCATGAGGCCGCGTCCGATCACCTTGGACTTGATGAAGGCGACACAATCGGCCTCGGTGGCAAACCACACAGCCAGAGGAGACTGGACGCCCTCGTCTTGGAGGATGGGCTGCCATGGATAGTGGGCGTCGACCTCGTCATCCTCGCTCCGGTTGCCGGCGAACCATCCGACGGGGTGGGTCCATGCGCTCATGCGTTCCAGCCTCCCGGTCGAGTGGTCCCGGTCTTCCGGTTATGACAGCCGGGACACAGGCCCCGCATTCGCTCGGGAGCGTCCGGATCCGCCACGCCAGCAGTGACCAGGTCGCGGCGTTCGTCGGGCCAGTGGTCTGACACCTTGGACGGTGCCCCACACGGCTCACCGTGGCCGTGGGCGTCGTCCACGCATACGCACAGCGGGTCTCGGGTGAGCACAGCGGTGCGCGAGGTCTCCCAGGAGCGTCCGCCGTAGCCACGCTGGTAGGCGCTACCGCGTGCCTGTTCTGCTTTGGCCCGGCATTCAGAGCAGCGCCCGCCAGCGGTCAGATGTGGGCATCCGCTTGTCGTGCACACCGTGAGGCTCTTCGCCATCAGGCGTCCAGGATGTTGAGCCATCCCCAGACCGCTGTACGAGTGGCTGAGTCGACCGTCACCCGGATCTTGTAGAACCAGGAGCCTGGCGATTCGGTGACAGCCTCAGGGAAGTCCAGCCTGACCGTGCCCTCGGCCGCGTCCACGATGGTGACGCCGTCGCCTTCGGTCAGTTCGTGGGCGGTCGCTGCGTCGTCTTCGACGTGCTGATCCGGTTTGACGATGGCGAACACAGCAGCGGAGGCGAGGCCGAGCGGGTCTCCGCCGGAGGTGATGGTGAAGGTGGCCGAGTTGTTGTCGTCTTCGGTCAGCGTGATGTTGATCGTGTCCGGCATCGGCCACCCTCCTTTACGTGAGCTGTCCGCCGAGGCGGCCGGTGGTGGTTGTGGTTCCGCCCAGGTCCGCCGTGGCGACGCGAGTGCCGCCGAGCCCTGCCACGGAGACGAGGGATCCGCCGAGCTCCGGCAGTCCAGGCGTTGCGCCTGTGGACGTCGAAGGGGTGGGGATACTCGCGACCGCGGCCACGGTCGGAGGTCGTGCCGTGGTGGAGATGAGCGCCGCGGGTATGGTCGCGAAGGCCTGCACCGCAGCCGGTGTGGCAGCGACGAGCGTCACCGTGGTCGGGGTGTGCACCGCGGCGGTGGCCAGGACGACAGCCGGTGCCGCGGTGGCGCCGGCTGTGGTGTCGGGTCCAGGGATGGACGCCGCGGCGTTGACGGCGGCCGGTAGGGCGGTTGCGTTGCCACCCGCTTGCACTGTCGGCGTGGGGACCGTGGTGCTGGCTGTAACCGTGTCCGGTGCGGCGGTTGCTCCCGTGCTCGTGGTGGGCTCGGGGATGGTCGCAGAAGCGGCTACAGAGCCTGGAGACGCTGTAGCGCCAGCCGATGCCCCTGGGGTCGGAATGGAAGCCGTAGCGGCCACCACAGCCGCTTGGGCAGTGGATCCTGTCGAGACGTCCGGCGCCGGGATGTCCGCTACAGCCGCGACCGTGGTGGGCGAGGCTGTCGAGGACGACCCGGACTGGACGGCCGGTGAAGGAACCATGGCGACCGCGGACACGACCACCGGGGTGGCGGTCATGTCCGAGGTGACGGTGGGTGTCGGGATGGCGGCCGTCGCGGTGACGGTCGCGGGCTGGGCCACCTGACCGGTCGCGATGGTCGGCTCGGGGATGGACGCGACGGCTTCGACCGTGCTGGCCGTGGCCGTGGAGCCTGCCGAGGTGTCCGGGGCCGGCACGTCCGCCGTGGCGGTGACCACGCTGGGGCTCGCCGTCGAGCCGGTCGTGATCGACGCGGCGGGGATGGTGGTGGTCGTCGAGACCACGCCAGGCGTCGCGGTTGCCCCGGTAGAGGTGGTGGGCGCCGGGATGGTGGTCGTGGCCCCGACGACGACAGGGGCGGCTGTGGAGCCGGTGGAGAGGGCCGGAGCGGGGATGGAGGCTGTGGCCGTCACGGTGGCCGGGACGGCTGCGGTGACCGCTGTGATGGACGGGCTGGGGATGCTCGCCGACGCTGTGACGGTGGAGGGTGAAGCGGTGGCGCCCGTGCTGGCCGTAGGTGTCGGCACCGTAGCGGTCGCCTGCACGACGGCAGGGGACACGGTGGAGCCGGTGGACACCTGAGGGGCAGGGACAGACGCCGTAGCCGCTACGACGCTCGGAGAGACCGTAGAGCCCGTACGGGCGGTGGGCGCGGGCACCGTGCCGGTGGCAGCGACCACAGCCGGAGCAACGGTCGAGCCAGCCGAGACGGTGGGCGCGGGAACCGACGCCACACCCTGCACCGTGGCAGG